TCCTGATACAGACTTAGATCCTGACCACGAACTTACCACGCAACCGACCGATAAGACTCGTTTGACCAAGTATTACGGACTTGTTCCACGCTATTTACTTGAAAATGACGATGAATACGAAGAGGTTGAGGAGCTAGTAGACAGCGAGGAAGAAAAAGGCTTCTATGTTGAGGCAATCGTAGTCATAGCTAACGGTGGTACTCTGCTAAAGGCGGAGAAGAACCCGTACATGATGCAAGATCGCCCAGTTGTGGCGTTTCCTTGGGACATCGTACCCTCTAGGTTCTGGGGTCGTGGTGTATGTGAGAAAGGTTACAACTCACAGAAGGCATTAGACGCAGAATTAAGGGCTAGAATCGATGCACTGGCGTTAACAGTCCACCCTATGATGGCTATGGACGCTACACGCCTACCTCGCGGGGCTAAACCTGAAGTGAGACCGGGCAAAATCATTCTTACCAATGGTAATCCTTCTGAAGTGTTACAACCATTTAACTTTGGCCAGGTATCTCAGATTACCTTCGCGCAAGCAGGTGAGCTACAGAGAATGGTACAGACTGCCACAGGAGCAATAGACTCTGCTGGCGTTGGCGGTTCAATTAACGGCGAAGCAACAGCCGCAGGGATTTCAATGTCCCTGGGCGCTGTGATTAAACGCCACAAACGAACACTGATTAACTTCCAAGAGTCATTCTTGATACCATTCGTTACTAAAGCTGCCCATAGGTATATGCAGTTTGAGCCTGAGTTGTATCCGGTATCGGATTATAAGTTTGAGGTCACCTCATCTCTTGGCATCATCGCCAGAGAGTATGAGGTCACACAGTTGGTTCAGCTTCTACAGACTATGTCTCCTGAGTCTCCGCTATATCCTGCGTTGATTCAGTCAATCATAGATAACATGAACCTGAGCAACCGCGAGCAGTTAATACAAACTCTACAAGAAGCAGGACAGCCTTCGCCTGAAGCACAAGAAGCACAACAAGCTGCACAGCAAGCGCAGATGGAGTTCCAACAGTCGCAGACTAACGCACTGAACGGACAAGGCGCTGAGTCTCAAGCAAGAGCTGCGAAGATTGCAGCAGAAACCAAGGCTATCCCTGTTGAGCTAGAGATTGATCAGATTAAAGCTGTGACATCTAACCTCGCGGTAGGTGATGCGGACGACAAAGAGTTTGAACGCAGACTTAAGATCGCTGATGCTCAGCTCAAAGAAAAGAAGCTAAACCTTGATACAGTTAAGGCGCTGCCGCAATGATTACCCAACGCGAACTTGAGGACGTAGTGACACAAGTAAACGTCGTCTTAGACCAAATGGACAAGCGGCTTCAGTCTTTAGAGAAGCAACACGAGATCCTTCTTCACGAGGTTAAAGCCTTCGTGCAAGCAAAGCCAAAGGCTAAGAAGAATGGATAAAGAAACAGAAAAATATTATGACGACCGTGCGGATATGTTCTTAACGCAAGGTTGGAAGGATTTAATTAATGATCTAACTGCTGATGCGGCTTACATTAATTCAGTAGAGGATGCGAAAGATGTTAATGATTTATTCTTTCGCAAAGGCCAGTTAAGCGTACTGGCTGACATGCTCAATCTAGAATCTGCAATGAACCATGTACAAGAGGATAGCAGTGATGTTGATAATTTTTGATTTCCAATGCGAGCAAGGCCATGTCCATGAGGCAATGGTTAATCGCAACAAGGTAACCGAAGGTTATAGGCGTGACTGTCCTGAGTGCGGTGGCTCTAGTAGTAAGATGATCTCACCTGTTAAGTCGATACTTGACCCCATCTCCGGTTCTTATCCGGGAGCTACTATGAAATGGGCTAAGGATAGACAGGCGAAGATTAAACACGAACGCAAGGTAGCCGAATCATAAGTCCTTCGGGGTAGCTTAGAGTTGGTCTTGTCTCCATAGGAGTTTAATAATAGTGGCACAACTTATTGACGAAGTAACGAGCGAGGTAGATGAAGATTTACAACAGGAAGCGGTCTCGGAAGAGGTAGCCGTAGCTCCCCCACAGGACGACACCCCAGAGCATTATCGCGGGAAGACTCCGTCTGAGCTGATTAAGATGCATCAAGAGGCAGAGTCTCGCATTGGTCAGCAAGGACAGGAAGTAGGTCAGCTAAGAAAAGTTGTAGATGATTTCATTCTTAATCAGAGCAAAGTCAACGAACCGGAACAGGCTGAGGAAGTAGATTTCTTTGCTGAACCCGACAAGGCTGTTGATAACAAAATTGCAAACCATCCAACCATTAAACAGTTGGAGCAATTAGGTAATCAAATGCGACAAAGTCAGACTCTCTCTGCGTTACAGCAGAGGCATCCTGACATTAAAGAGATTGCTATGGACGCCAACTTTCAGAAGTGGGTGGTCGGCAGCAAGATCCGTTCAGAGTTATACGAGCGAGCAAACAACAAGTACGACTATGATGCGGCAGATGAATTGTTTTCTAGTTGGAAATCAACTCAAGACGTTGCACAACAAGCCGTAAGTGTTGAACGCAAAGAACGTAAACAAACTCTAAACGCAGCCTCGACAGGTGGCGCTAATGGAAGCTCAGAAGCTCCAAGCAGAAAGATTTACAGACGAAGCGACATTATTGAACTAATGCGAACCAACCCGCAACGCTATCAAACGATGTCTGATGAGATCATGAGAGCGTATCAGGAAGGTCGCGTAAAAAGCTAACCTTTGAGAGATTATTATGACTACTTCAACCTATCCAAATATGGGTGGTGCAGTAACTAACACTACTGCGGCTACATTTATTCCAGAAATCTGGAGCGACGAGATTCGCGCAGCATATGAGAAGAACCTCATCCTCGCGAACCTAGTAAAGAAAATGGGTATGACAGGCAAGAAGGGTGACATCATCCATATTCCTGCTCCTATCCGTGGCGATGCTCATGTTAAATCATCAGCAACTGCTGTCACTATTCAGAGCAACACTGAGAGCGAAGTGCAAGTCGCAGTAGACAAGCACTACGAGTACTCACGCATCATCGAAGATATTACTGAGACGCAAGCCCTGGCTTCGCTCCGTAACTTCTACACATCTGATGCGGGTTATGCTCTGTCGCGTCAAGTTGACACAGACCTATTCACACTCGGTAAGTCACTGGGTGATGGCGATGGCTCTGCGTGGACTAACTCGGCTGCGTTCTATTGCGATGCATCAACTGGCCTGACTGCTTACGCTGACGACACAGTAACTACTACTGACGTTTTCACTGATGCTTGTTTCCGCGCTTTGATCCAGAAGCAGGATGACGCTGATGTCCCTATGGACAATCGTGCGTTTGTTATTCCTCCTTCGCTGCGTAATGCAATCATGGGCGTTGAGCGTTATGTATCTTCTGACTTCGTTGGTGGCCAGACTGTACAGAACGGTAAGATCGGTAGCCTGTACGGCATTGACGTATACGTTACTTCTAACTGCCCTGTTACAGAAGCAGCCGCTGCCAACTCTGCTGGCGGTCAAATCAAGGCAGCAATGCTCATCCACCAAGACACTATGATCTTGGCTGAGCAGATGTCAGTACGTTCACAGACTCAGTACAAGCAGGAGTTCCTCGGAACACTGTATACTGCTGATACTCTGTACGGTGTTAAGACTTACCGTCCTGACAGCGGTTTCATCATGGCTGTTAACGGCTAAAGGAGATGGGGGTAGGGAAACCTGCCCCCTTATCTTATGCGTAACAATGACCCCAGAATAACCAAGTTAGGTCTTAGTGGGTATAATCAGCCCAAAAAGACACCTAACCACCCCACCAAGAGCCATGTCGTACTGGCTAAAGTTGGTGACGAAATCAAGACTGTCCGCTTTGGACAGCAGGGTGTGACGGGCGCAGGGAGTAATCCCAAGACTGCCAAAGACAAAGCGCGAAAGAAATCCTATTACGCTAGGCATAACGCTCAAGACTCAAGCCCGTCTAAACTATCAGCTCGATACTGGTCACATAAGACTAAGTGGTAACTACAGGAATTTAACATGGCAACGATAGTAACCAAGAACAGCTCTACAGCCTCAGCAGTCCCTACCACAAGTGACTTGGTTCAGGGCGAACTCGCTGTCAACGTAACTGATAAACGTATCTTCACAGAGAATGCCTCTACTGCTATTGTAGAGTTGGGTACTAATCCTTCTACAATTACAACAGCCACAGCTACCGTTACAGGCACTCTAACCGCTAACGGTACTTTTGCCTCTAACAACGCCGTTGTCACAGGCGGCTCAATCAACTCTACACCTATTGGTGCTACTACCCCCTCTACTGTTCGTGGTAGCACAGTAACCGCCACCACGGGCTTTGTAGGCGGTCTGACGGGCAATGTCACAGGTAACCTCACAGGCAACGTCACTGGCAATGTAGTTGGTAACGTCACAGGCGATCTAACAGGCAATGTTACAGCCTCTAGCGGTACGTCTACGGTTAATAACCTAGTCGTCAACGGCACTGTAGACTTTACAAACACACGACTGACAGACGTAGCCGAGCCTGTTGCGGGTTCTGACGCTGCCACTAAAACCT